AACGACATGCTTGCGGTGCCGCCAGAGATGCTGCAAGGGAGGGACGTAGACATCGAATATGTATCGCCACTGGCACGCGCACAGAAGTGCAGCAGTCTGAATGGCACGATGAAGGCTCTGGAGATACTTCTGCCTCTTGCACAATCGCTGCCAGTTGGCGACCACCTGAACCCAGATGGTCTTGTAAATCACGTTGTTGAGTCGTTGGGTGTGCCAAAAGATGTACTGTTGCCGCAAGCGCAGGTTGATCAGCAGCGCCAGCAGCGTGCTGCCGCACAACAAGCAGAACTGGAGCGTCAGCAGGACACAGAGGACGTTTATACGGCTGCACAGGCCGCACAAGCAGTGAGGATGGTAAGTGATGGCGGTGGAAATTAAGAAGCTGCGAGAGATGTATAAGGGCGTTTTTAGTGAACACGCCGGCGAACAAATACTACGAGATCTTGAGGCACGCTGTAACTGGCGTGCTTCAAGCTATGTGGCGGGAGATGCAAATGCCACAGCGTTTGAGGAAGGAAAACGTGCAGTAATCCTTCATATCTACAACATGATGAGTGAGGACTAAATGTCAGAACAAGTGGCTGAACAGGTAGCCCAGTCTGATGCTGCGCCGATTGAAACACCGGCAGAAGTAGCACAGGGCGGGTCTGGTAACGACTTCTTGACCATGATACCGGAGGACATCCGCGAACACCCTAGCTTTGGGCCTATCAAGGATGTGGAAAACCTAGCGCGTTCATACGTCAATGCGCAGAGACTAATCGGCTCAGAGAAGATTCCGCTGCCGATTAATCCTACAGATGACGATCTTGATAACATCTATGGCCGTCTTGGTCGCCCAGAGGCACCAGAAGGCTACGAGATCAAAGCAGATGGCAACGTGATTACAGAAGATGTTGCGCAGCAATATGCTGATGTTGCTCACAAATTACGTCTTACACCAGATCAGGCGCAGGGTGTGTTGGAGTATTATCGCTCTACCGTGTCCAACTCTGCGGAACAAATGCAGCAAATGGTGGCAGATCAAGCGTCAAACACTGAGGCTGAACTGCGCCGTGAGTGGGGCAACAACTACGATGCCAAGATCAATGCTGCATCTAGCGCAGCGCGTGAGTTTGCTGGTGGTGAAATCTTGGACATGCAGTTATCAGACGGCACATTGGTTGGCAATCACCCGGCATTCATCAAGGCTTTCGCAGCTATGGCAGACTTTAAGTCTACCGTGACCAGCGAGGATAGCATTGATGGTGCGTCGGCTAACTATGCAATGACACCCAAGCAAGCACAGGCTGAGATCGACGCAATCATGAACGATAAGAGCCATGCGTATTGGGACAGCAAGAACGTGACAGCGCGGCAAAACGCTATCAATCATGTTCAAGAACTAATGAGCATGATCCATGACAGATGAGGAGCGAATTGAACTGCGTTTAGAGTGCCTTAGAATAGCGATTGAGTTTGGCACGCAACGTGATATCATGAATCCAGCCCACATGGCACAGATGTACTATGATTGGGTGGTACAGGGTAGCGGCGAGAGCCGTCCTGATGACAGCCGGAAAGACGGCGGCTTGACGCCAGCCAAAAAGGCTAGGAGTGTCCGTAAGGGTAGCACACCGCAAATCGCCAAAATGTAACTGTAGTTAGGAGGTAGGCTAATGTCTACACAAGTCACTACGGCATTTGTGCAACAGTATTCTGCAAACGTGCAGATGCTCTCACAGCAGATGGGTTCTCGTCTGCGTGATGCGGTTCGCGTTGAGAATGTTGTTGGTAAAAATGCCTTCATCGACCAGATCGGATCGGCCACTGCTGCCCTGCGCACCAGCCGCCATGCCGATACCCCCCAGATGGACACACCCCATGACAGGCGTCGTCTGAGCCTTGCGGACTATGAGTACGCAGATCTCGTGGACGATCAGGACAAGGTGCGTATGCTCATCGACCCGACTTCTTCCTATGCACGCGCTGCTGCCGCAGCAATGGGTCGTGCGATGGATGATGTCATCATCACTGCTGCAACTGGCACCGCCAACACTGGCGAGACTGGTTCTGGTAGCGCAACGCTTGATGCAACAGCAAACTCGGTAGGCTCTTCATCGTCCAACGATGGTCTGACCCTTGCCAAGCTGCGTGAAGCAAAGCGTAAGATGGATCTCAACGATGTTGATCCGTCTATCCCGCGCTACATTGCGGTAGGCCCGAAGCAGATTGAAGATCTTCTTGGAGACACCACTGTCACCAGCAGCGACTTCAACACTGTGAAGGCTCTCGTACAAGGTGAGTTGAATACCTTTATGGGCTTCCAATTCATCATGTCCAACCGTCTGTCCGTCGATTCAAACGACATTCGTACATGTTTCGCATGGGCAGAAGATGGTCTGACTCTTGGTATTGGCAAAGACATCAGCGCACGCATTGATGAACGCGCCGACAAGGGTTACGCAACTCAGGTCTACTACTGCATGAGCATCGGAGCGGTGCGCATGGAAGAAGACAAAGTTGTTCAGATCTTCTGTGACGAAACCCCTGACTAAGAGGAGAGATAGGTTATGACTACTAAAAACTCAGACCTCATTGCCAATCTTGAGGCTCTCCCGCAGGTCGCTAACAATGCACAAGAGTTGGGCGGCGTTGTCCGTGTGGCTCAAGGCAATGTTGCTCTTGCCGCTGGCGACAGCACCGACGATGACATCGTTATGCTGGCACCAGTGCCAACCCATGCAACTCTGATGTCCGTCCGTGTAGGTTCTGATGCCCTCGGTGGCTCTTGCACCTTCAATGTCGGTTTCTACACCGACGCAGGTGTGGTTGTTGATGAGGATGCTTTGGCTACATCTGTGGCTGATGGGGCTGGCCTTGCGGAACTACGCTATGAAGCGGCTGACCTTAACACCACAGGACAGCAGGTATGGGAACTTGCCGGTCAGTCTTCTGATCCGGGCGGCACCTACTACATTGCTGCCACCTTCAATGCGACAGGTGGCACCGGTGGTGATATGGCGTTCATCGTTGAGTACGTCGTGAACTAACATTGAGGGGGGCGGTTCGCCGCCCCTTCTTTCCATTAAGAGGTGTGCGATGCCGTCTGTCGTTGATATTTGTAACGAAGCCATGGATCTGCTGGGTGCAGCGACCATTACATCACTCACCGAAAACTCCAAAGAAGCGCGTCTGTGTAACAGGCGCTTTGAAACTGTTAGGGATCATGTGCTGCGTGCGCACCCTTGGAACTGTGCAATTACACGCAAAGAACTAGCAAAAGACAGTGATGCCCCCGCCTTTGGGTTTAATCATCAGTTTACTCTGCCCACAGATCCATACTGTCTGCGGGTTCTGTCATTTTGGAACACAAATGTTAATAACGAGTTGGCTGCATATGACAGCAACGTCATGTTCAAGGTTGAAGGTCGCAAGGTTCTTAGTAACGAAAGCACCTGTAAGATTACATACGTTGCACGCATCACAGACACAGAGCAGTTTGATACACTGCTTTCAAGCGCCATAGCGCATCGTCTTGCGGGAGAGACTGCATATGCTATCACTGGCAGCAACAACCTCTCACAAGGCATTCTAGGGCTGTATGAGGCACGTTTAAAAGAAGCGCGTGCCATGGATGCTATGGAAGGCTACCCAGATCAAATACAGGCAGATGATTTCTTAAACGTCAGGTTCTGATATGGCGCGTGTTTCTACTATTATAACAAACTTTCGCGCCGGAGAGTTTTCGCCCCGTCTTGAAGGTCGCATAGACCTACAAAAATATAACGAGGCGGCAAAAGAATTGACCAACATGGTAAGTTTTGCGCAGGGCGGCATCACACGTCGTCCCGGTTCTTTTTTTGCTGGCACATCAAAAGATGGCGGCAAAGTCAGGCTGGTCAACTTTGAGTTTAGCGACGAACAAGCGTATGTGCTTGAGTTTGGCGCAAACTACATCCGCTTCTTCAAAGATGGCGGCATTCTCACAGAGGCCACCACAAACATCACAGCGGCTACCAAGGCTAACCCTGTGGTTGTGACAGCGGCATCACACGGTCTTAGCAACGGTGACAGAGTGTTTATTGGCAATGTCACTGGCATGACGCAGCTTAACAATCGTGAGTTTACGGTAGCTAACAAGACCACAAATACCTTTGAATTGTCTGGCATCAACGGCACAGGGTTTGACACCTATAGCAGCGGCGGCACTGTTGGTAAGATCGTTGAGGTGACTACTACTTATTCAGTCACAGAGATCTTTGAGTTAAATCATGTGCAGTC